GACTCTCCTCTGTCGAAACGCCTTGGTTTAAGTGATAATTTGCCAGTGCTATTTGCTCTTGCAAATTGTTGCTCACTTCGACCATTTCCACTGGTTTTCGTGCTGTTAGAGACATAACCAGTAGTTTTTGGGCGCTTTCGACTATCCCTTGGAAGATTGTTGGTTCTTCCAAACCCATGTTCTTGAGTTTTCTGTGGTAATCGACCTGCTTGCTTAACAAGTCTTTGACCAGACCATTGATTGCTTCCTGTGCGATGTCTAGAGACTTGGCATAGGCCGCCATCAACTGTTGTTGATTTGGATTGGACATTGTTATGCTTCCCGGGTTCAATAACGCAATCACCTTTGACACATGCAATCTTATCTTGACACATGTTTTCGATGACGACAGGGAATTGATCCAAGGAGCAAACATCACTAATAAGGTTATCCAAAAGAACAACTTCAGAACATAATATGCCCAGGACGTTTGAAAATGCTGTGGCAATTGCTTCTCGATCTTTTTGTGGCCACGCATTTGAGCGCTTGTATTGTTCTTCATGTGTTGGGTTCTTAAATGACAATCCTGTTATGCTCACCACCTTCTTGGCCCAAGTGCCTATGATGGGAGTGAGACTATCAGTTGTTATATAGCCCAACGCTTTATTGGTTAAGGCTTGCTCCTCACTCACAATTTTATTTGATGTGAGGTGCAGCTTTGCCAATGTACGTAGCGGGTCCTGGAAACTATCGGGTTGGATAGCAGGATCAACGAAATACCGTCCACAAAAGGGTACTGGATTTCCAGATGGTATTACTTTAGATTCTATTTTTAATCCCAACTCCTTAGACACCAGTTCTAAAGCGGTGGCAACTCGACCACCATAATTTGGGATGAGTCCATCATCACCTAAATATACTCCGATCATATCAAAAGCTTCATCTTCAGAGAAGCCTATAGATCTAAGAGCACAATAAGAGACGAAAGCATTAATCTCAGTATTTCCATCAGTTGTTATTGGGCTACCGCTCCTGGTCCCAAAACCAGGTTTAAACGATAGTCCACCACTAGTCCTACCATGTTGTATAAAAACCTGATTGAACCAGTGTTGGAACTCAGCCTTTCTTTTATCATCACACCATTTCATGTATGATGCAAGGACGATGTCTCGTTGCAAGAACTCACTAATAGTGCCATCAAAACGACTAAAGTCGGTAGAAATTAAATCATCCTTCTTAGCGAGATCACGCATACGATTGCAAATCTGTCGGGGGCTCATACCAGGTGCATACCACCTAAAATTCTTTAGGATAGAATCCTTAAAGGCATAAGTAAAGCATGACATCATGGTTGTGAGCTCAGGACTCATGGTTGTAATATTACGTGGATCATTCGCGACACTATAAGGTTCTGCTTTTAAGAATGATTGCAACCGGTTAAATGATGATATACTCATTAAATGCTTAACCAAATTATAGCGCGCTTTTTGATGGCTAGAACTTTGGAGTTCATGTACTTGCAGAGGAGTTAATGGCACCCCAAGTCCACTGTTTGGAACTAGTTTATTAACAAATTCTCTAGCCCAAACCTTGTACTTGCGACCAGGATGTACATTATTTCTAACAGCATTGATGCGGCCACGAATAGTGGCCTCATCAGAGTTGTCACTTCGAGTGGGGAACACAGCTGGGTTGTCAACCAAAGGAGGTGTCAAAACACGACCCATTGGTTTGCCATCCTCGGTTTTAAGTGTTCCTAATGGTTGATAGTGTGATTGCAAAACTGTTGTCTTGACTACGTTAGGTTTCAGTCTATACTCGCCAATTAGGTCGAATAAGATTGGAGCATTAACTGAATAGTTAAGATCCCCAGAATCACGCAATATCCTCTCGATGTCAGCAACGATTGGTGGCGATTGTTTATGCAACAATCTCCTCTTAATTGCTAATAATGTACGTCCAGTCAATTCAACACTGTGTAAATCCCCGTTTTTCATGATTGACACTTGATCATCAATGGAATCATAGATCATCACGACATTCTCTTGTCGAAACTTCTTGCGCTTAATTGGTTGTTCATCGAACAACCAAGCCCAAGCTGGAGCCATGATTTTAGCCATAGGTATCAACCATACAATGCGCCTTTGATCATCACCAGGAACAACTTTTTGCTCAATATGAAATATGCAAAGGTTGCCGCAAGAATCAACGACAGAACATGTATCACCAACATAATCCCAAAGACGATGCTCATAATGTGCACCACCCCTAATGTTATAATAAACTGAATCATCCTTAATATTGTAACTATACTCAGAGGTGCGCTTTGCGCATACCGTTGGAACGAGGGTGTACATGACTATAGGTTTAAAATGTTTTAACCATTCATTGATGTTGCTGTAATAATCAACGTCACAAAATACAAAACAGGAGTGTTCACTAACTTCGTCATCATGATAAGGAACACCCATGTCTTTTTGACCGTAGAAGTATCGCGAGCCACCATTAGTATCATGATTTGACAAAGAGACATTGTAAGGCTCATATCCTATACGAGTCACTATGTCATTCATGTATTGATTGGCTGAGCTACGCAATTGTGCTGCAGTTGCATGAGTGTGTTCTCTTGAAACACGTAGTAGTGAAAATTTCTCGCTATAAGAATGAATTAATTCACGAATCTTCCGAGGACGATAAGTGAATCTCTCTATGTAACGAGAATAGTCACGGATGTTGAATGGGGCCATAAAGCCAAGAAAGCCCAAAACTCTAAAGGTCCACACGACCAATTTGGTCCAGCGGACATAGAGAGTTGTTGTTAGTCTTTGTCCTAGTTTATCACTTGGTACATAGTCTTCAGCTAACTTTGAATTGAACATCTTGCTGATAAT